TTACATGTGTATTCCTACAGACAAAGGGAACAGCAGTCTCAGCGACTAACCCTCTGTACACAGTCTCATTGCTAGTCAATAACACAACAGACATTAATGGTGCTGTTGGCGATATTGGCACACAGTCGATCACATTTACTGCAAACTCAACAGTTGCAGTAGCTACAACAGGCACATTCTAAACAAACTATAAAGGGGCAAACCATGGCAAAACTAAAGATCGTTCGTAATGATGGAAGCGTACTAGAAGGAGAAATCACGCCTGCCGTGGAATACTCCTTCGAACAGTGGGCTAAAAAGGGCTTTCATAAAGCGTTTCGAGATGACGAGATGCAGAGCTCGGTCTATTGGCTAGCTTGGGAAGTAACACGCAGGTCAGGTGAAACTGTTAAGCCTTTCGGGATTGACTTCATAGAAACGCTCAAGAGCGTAACTGTGGAGGATTCAGACCCTTTAGCTTAAAGCGCGATCTTCCGTTCACCTACCTAATTGCTAGGCTAAGCATTAGGTTAGGGATCGCGCCACAGCAATTATTAGAGCTAGATCGAGACATGCTCAATGCATTGTTTCAAGGTCTTACAGACGAAGCGAAGGAGTCAGCAGATGCCCACAGAAGTAAAAGGCGGCGTTGAACTTCGTAAAGCCTTAAGAAATTTTACTCCTGATCTTGCTAAAGAAACTCAAAAAGAAATAGCTGCAATTCTCAAGCCGATTACTACAAAGGCTCGCGGCTTTATTCCATCTACCGCACCATTAAGTGGATGGGCTAAAAGCAATAACGGCAGATGGGGAAATCGAGTCTGGTCATCATCTGAGGCTAAGCGTGGGATTGGGTACAAGACAACTCCATCTAAACCTAATCGTTCGGGATTTCGATCACTAGCTCGTATTGTCAATGCTTCTGTTTCAGGATCTATTTATGAGACTGCTGGTCGTAAAAATCCACAAGGCAGAGAACAAGCACCATTGGCGAAAGTTGTCGCTCCTGGTCATCCTAATTTTGGCAAGACAATTCGTTCAGGATCTAAAGATCAGTCTTTAAGTAATAACCCTTATGCTGGTCAACAGTTTATCGATGCAATGAATCGCACAGGTCAAATAGTTAACGCTTTCCAAAGGGCAGAAGGTCAAGCAGGTCGTGCTACTCGCAAAATGAAGGGCCGCGCAATCTTTCGTGCTTATGCCGAAGATCAAGGCAAAGCTAACGCAGCGGTAATTAAGGCTATTGAAAACTCAAAAATTGAGTTTGAGAAAAGGACACGGGTGAAGTAATGGCAGCAGATGTAAAGATTGATATTGCCGCCGAATTCACAGGCAAAAAGGCTTTTAAGCAAGCTGAAACTTCAACTGAAAAGTTAACAAAAAATGTCAAGCAACTTGCTGCAAGTATTGGACTTGCATACTCAGGCACACGAGTCTTAGCCTTTGCCAAGGCTTCTGTAAAAGCGGCAGCGGCAGATGAAAAGGCGCAACAACAATTAGCCCTAGCCTTAAAGAATGTCGGACTAGAGCGCGATGCGGCTAGTGCAGAAGCATTCATCCAACGCTTACAAAGCGAGTTTGGAATTGTTGATGATCTTCTACGCCCTGCTTATCAATCATTGGCTATTGCTACACGCGACACAGTAGAATCACAAAGACTTCTTAATCTAGCCTTAGATGTTAGTGCTGCAACAGGCAAGGATTTAGGTTCTGTTACATCTGCTTTAAGTCGTGCATATCTGGGTAACAACACAGCACTTACTCGTTTAGGTGTAGGTATCTCAAAAGCAGATCTTAAGACTAAATCATTTTATGATGTAACTACACAGTTAGCCGATACCTTCAAGGGTTCAGCAACAACGGCAGCAGCAACTTTTCAGGGTTCGATGGACAAGCTTGCAGTTGCTTCTGCCAATGTGCAAGAGATTATCGGTACTGGGATTATCGATGCACTTAAAGGACTAGGCGAGGATAACTCTGTTCAAGATCTCGCAGATAACATGCAAGATGCAGCTTTGTATACAGCAGATGTAATTCGTGGCATTGGTGTATTATCTGAAAAGTTAAAAGCATTGCCGGGCGTTGGCAGTTTCAATGTTGGCATGATTCCTATTCTTGGCAGCTATTTACAAATCCTTCGTGGCTTAGGTAAAGGTGCTTCTACTGGTGGGGGATTTCCTCAAGGACCTCCAGCCGATTTAACTCGACAATTTCCTAAGACTCAGACCGCGCAGACAAAAGTAGCAAAAGACACTCTTAAGATTAACAAGGAAAGTCTTAAGCTCGCTAAAGCTAGAGCAGTCTTTGATCTACAGAAGATCCAGATTGAAGCAGCTCTTAAGGGTAAGATTTCAGAAGAAGATAAGATACGCCTAAAGTTAATGAAAGCGATCGAGGAAGAAAACCTTACTAACATTGAAAAGTACCAAAAGGCTTTAACTGCGGCTCAAGAGAAATCTAAAGAGTTATCAGATCTTTTGACTTCTATTAAAGATTTAGAAATGAAAGACCCATTCGGTGAATGGAAGGTCGATCCACTTACTGCATCAATAAATGCTCTTACTGCTTCGATGTTTGCTGTGCAGACACAGATTCAAGCCAATGGTCGTGAATGGTCATCTTTTGCTAACTCTGTGGCAACTACAGTCATTAGACCTAACTTAACAGAATGGTCATCCTCTTATAGCACAGCCTCAGCTAATGCAGCAGCTGCAACGGCAGCAGCTAATGCTGCATTAACAGCGACAACTACGGCAGCTTCTAAGGCAGCAGCAGAAGCCGCAGCAGCGAGCGCAGCGGCTATCGCAGCAAGTAACAAAACAGCTTCAGAAGCAACAGCCTCAGCGGCAGCAGCAAGTGCCGCTGCAATCGCAGCAGCGAACAAGGCTTCGGCAGATGCAGTAGCAAAAGCGCAAGCAGAAGCCGCTACTACCTTGGGTAAATTAAATGCGGAAACTGCTGCAAGCACAGCGGCGGCAGCAAAAGCAGCCCAAGATGCTATCGATGCTGCTAACAAAACAGCAGCCGAAACAGTTGCAGCTATTCTTGCTAAAGCTTCCGCAGAAGCAGCGGCTAAAGCAGCAACAGCAGCGGCAGCCAATGTATCTACTTTAGAAGCATTTAGAGCAGCAGAAGCCGCAGCAGCACAAACAACAGCAACAGGCGGCTCAACTAAGATTGAAGTAACTGTTACAGGCGATCCTTTTACAGATCCTAATGCTGTAGCAGAAAAAGTCGTAGAGATTATTAGAAGTGCTGGAAATCGCGGCACTGTAGATGTTGCAGGGTTCGAGTAATGACTTGGCTACCTGAATGGCGTGTAACTGTTGGCGATGATGTATATACGACTGTTACTGCTGTATCTTTCTCGGCTGGTCGGCTAGACATTGATAAACAATGCACAGCAGGTTACTGCCAAGTAGACATCATTAACACAGATGGATCACCCTTTACCATCGATGTCACAGACAAAATTACTTTAGAGCTTAAAGATAGTTCTGGGACTTATGTCACTATGTATGGTGGTGAGGTTTCGGACTTCTCTGTAGGAGTACGCAGTCCAGAGGAAACAAACTTTATTACTTATGGCAGAATCTTGGGTGTAGGCTACCTAGCCAAGCTTACTAAGTCTATCTATAACACAGCTCTTGCAGAAGGATTAGATGGCGCACAGATTGCAGCCATCGTAGATGATGTCCTAAATCTTACATGGGATGAAGTAACCCCGACTTTGACATGGGACACATACCCAGCAACTACTACATGGGAAGATGCTGAGTCTTACATTGGAAACATTGACTCAGGGTTTTACACCATGATTAACTTAGCGGCATCGGCTACGGCTAAGTCAAACACCTTGACAGATCAGATTGCTAATAGCGCGCTTGGTCAAATGCATGAAGAAAAAAATGGCTTGGTTTCCTATGATGATGCAGACCATCGCAGCAATTATCTAGCTGCTAATGGTTACACGGCTCTTAATGGCTCTTATGCAAGCCCTAACACTATCCGCTCAACGACTCAAACAAACCGCATTCGCAACAGCCTGATTTATAAATACGGCACAGGATACGCTTCAACCTACAGCACATCAGAGCCGACCTCTGTAGCCACTTATGGTCTATATGAGCGATCCTTTGAGTCAAACATCAAGAACCTTGTCGACATAACCGATATTGGCACTAGAGAGCTTAATCTGCGAAAGACGGCTAAAGGCTCTCTTGAGGCTATCACTTTCCGTCTGGATAATCCAGATCTGCCTTCTGCCGTTTTAGACAGTCTTATCAATATCTTTTTTGGTCAGCCTGTAATTATCAACAATCTACCTTCTAACCTTTTAGGCGGTACTTTTGAGGGCTTTGTCGAAAACATCGCTCTTAGGGCAACCCCTACTTTTGTGGATCTAACTCTCTACATTACAGCAACGGAATTCTCACTCTCTACCACACAATGGGAAACAATCATACCAACCTCAGTAATTTGGACAGGTGTAACTGCTACACTTGACTGGAACAACGCGACAGGAGTACTAGCATAAATGGCAACAAGTCCGAATTTTAGCTGGCCAGAGCCAGACAATACCGACCTAGTTAAAAATGGAGCCTTAGCAATCCGCACAGCGGTTAATGCTATTGACTCATCTCTAGTTGATCTTAAAGGTGGCACTACTGGTCAAGTGTTGGCTAAGGCAACAAACGCAGACATGGACTTCACATGGGTAACTGATGCAGCTGGAGACATTACAGGTGTTACTGCTGGTACAGGTATCTCAGGCGGCGGCACATCTGGCACAGTCACAGTTACGAATTCTATGGCAACGGCAATCGATGCTAAAGGTGATTTAATTGGTGGTACAGGTGCAGATGCTTTTGCGCGCCTTCCTGTTGGAACAAACGGACAAGTCCTTACAGCTGATTCAGCAGAAACAACAGGATTGAAGTGGGCAACTGCTTCGGGTGGTGGCAAAGTTTTGCAAGTTGTCAATGCAACTTATTCAACTGAAACAAGCATCACAAGCACATCATTTACAGATAGTGGATTAACACTTGCAATTACGCCAACATCAGCAAGTTCTAAAATTTATGTAATGATTAATCAGCCTGTTATTTTTACAAGAAATACAGATCAAGCCGGAGCAGGGTGGCAAATCGTAAGAAATTCAACTAACATTTACACGAGTGATCCCGAGGGACTCTATGTGTATGTCGGCACAGGCGCAAATGCCGCACAAAATGCACAAAATGCTTCTATTCTTTATCTTGATAATCCTGCGACTACTTCATCGACTACTTACAAAATCCAATGGAGAGTGGCAAGCGCTTCCAATTCTGGAACGGTTGTTCTGCAGCGTTCAAGTCAGGTCTCTTCAATAACTCTCATGGAAATCGGTGCTTAAATGGACTACCTAACACGAGCAATTCAATCTCTTAGACCTAATTCAGAATTTTCATTTCAAAATCAAGATTATTCTACTATCAAATGGGACATTCTTGAAGGTACAGCACCAACAGCAAAAGCTATTGAAGATGAAATTGCACGCTTAAAAGCTGCAGATTCAACAATCGAAGCTGATCGTGCAGCTGCAAAAACCGCGCTGCTTACTCGCCTCGGTATTACAGAGGATGAAGCGAAGCTACTACTTGGATGAAGGTAAAACTCTCTAGGGCTGCGATCCAACTAAGAGAGCAGATCGATGACTCATTCCCAGATCGTGACAGGCTATCGGATGGCTGGATTGGTGATACCCGACACGCTGCTCGCAAGTCTGATCATAATCCAGATGAGCAAGGCTGGGTTCGTGCCATTGATGTCGATCGTGACCTGTTCAAGTCAAGCAAGCCCGACATCATGGGCGATCTTGCAGATCAGCTTCGTGCCTTATCAAAGTCAAAAGCAGACAAGCGTATTAGTTACATCATTTTCGATGGACGAATTTGCTCCAGCATCCTTAACTGGAAGTGGCGCAAGTACACAGGGGCTAACAAACACGTTAAGCACATGCATGTCTCGTTTAAGAAAACGGCTGACAATGATGGTGCTTTTTTTCAAATATCTATGTTAGGTGGAGAATAATGAAGATCAAGCATCCTGTATATCTAGCCGCTGGAGCATTCCTAGCAGCTTGGGCATCAAGCAACTTTGAGGCAGATTACCGCGCAATCCTGTGGGCTGTGCTATCAGGTGTATTCGGATACGCGAGTCCTAAAAAGTGACACAGACAGATTTTTTTCAGCTCTACATCGCTACGCTAGTGACGCTAGGTGGCTTGTCAGGCTTTGTCATTACCCATTTACTAACAGAGATTAAGCGACTGCATTCGCGTGTCGATGAGATCTATAACATACTTCTAGAGCGATAATTTTCTCATGGCAAGAAAAGCAACTAAGGCACTTGAGGAACAAGGCTACTCAAAGCTAGATGCTTACTGCATTGGGCTTTATGAATACTTCTGCTCTCTAAAGCGTGCAGGTTTCGCAGAAGATGTAGCGATGTTCATGATCAC